ATTCGGACTTGGCTTCAAGCAGTACACCCTGAACTTGTGCAGCTGGGGTTTCAGCGGCTTCAGACTCAGTCGGCTCAGTCGGCGCAGGGGCAGGTTGACCGGGGTCGGTCGCCGGGGCGCTCGCCACGACTTCAGTCATTTCAGCAGCAGCTTGAGGAATTACACCCTCCGCCATCGCCGCAAGTTGTGCGGTAGTTAAGGCACGTTTCATGGTTGTAATCCCCATGTGGTTGATATTGCGCTTATTCTGATGAGAACGGCTATCATTGTCAAGTATTTTGGCTTGAATTTTATCAAAAAGTTCGTCAAAAGAGAGGATTCCATCAACTAATCCGGCTTCTTTGGCTTTCTCACCAAAAAACTCACGTCCTTGCGCCATGTTTTTATCGGCAAAATCGTAAGACACTCCCCGCGCCTGTGCGACGTGACCGACAAAAACCTTGTAGGCATCATCCAGTTGGCTCTGGATTTGGGCTTCCGCCTCCGCCGAGAGCGGCTCATAAGGGTTAGAGAGCGCCTTGTATTTACCCGCACGGAGCACCGTAACCTTCACCCCATCTGCAGCTAACGCCTTACTGATGTCTTTATGCGCGGTAAGTACACCAATGCTCCCCACTGTTGACAGGTCGCTGGCATACACCTCACCCGCATTGGAGCCCAACCAATAGGCGGCAGAAGCCATGGTGCCTCCACTATAGGTGGTCACCGGCTTCACCTCGGCATTGATTTTAGCAATGATATTGCCGGCGTCAGAAACCCCATTGACCGCGCCGCCACCCGAATTAATATCCAGCACGATCTGCTTCACCTCGGGACTATCCGCCGCCGCGACCACGGCATCGCGGATTGCACCGTAAGAAGTCACGCCATACATCTCATGTACCCAATGATCTTCCCCGCTTATTAAAGGACCCTGGATTGAAACAATGCCTAAGTTGCCTTGAATATCCAGCAAGCGCGGCAAGCCCGTGTTTCCTTCGTCTTCTGCTGGCTGATAGCCAGAAGCAATCAGCGCACTGGATTCAGCAAGGAAGGTGCGGTAGTCCTCAAGGCTTTGCTCAGAGCCTGCCCAGAGCATGTTGTTTGGTTTTTTCATTAGTAGTCCCGCCATAAAAAGTTGTCAAAGTTTAGCATAAATGAGATTAATACTCAATAATGTTCATAGTACCGCATACCTGTTGGTTGGTGGTCAAGGGACGGTAGGCTATGACATAGGTGCCAGGGGTGTCGGTGATGTCCATAGACAGCCAAGCCAAAAGATTGCAGGCAATGGTGCTGACTATTGCCGTCTCAACAATCGGGATCACCTGCATGACATGGCCCAAGTTAGTCAGTGTTTGACCTGCAGCCGCAGTGCCTTCAGACACTTTGCCGTTGTTAGCCCAAGTCAAGTCGGCGGATAACGTGGGGTTGTAGCACAGCATCAGCAAGCCGGAGTCAGCGGTGGTGACGGCTAGGCCGATGGTGTCAATTCTGATGCTGCTGAAACGGAAGTCAGGGCGTTTCCGCACGCCGCGCAGCGCATAAGTAAGGGCAATGTCATTGCAGTTTCGCACGGCGGTATCAAACAACGCTGCCGTACAACCTACGTCGGTTACTGATCCCTCGCTACCGACTTGACTGCAAATGGCACGCAACGTACCCGCGCCCGTTGTTGAGCGGATTTCATAGCGCACAGGTTGGTTCGGTGAGCGCATGAAAGTATCCGTTGCTGTTCCAGCGTAGTCGAATTGATGGCACAGGGTAAAACCTGCCGGTGTTTTAACAAATAGTCGCAAGACCGCTCCACCCAACCATAAAAAATCAAACAACACGACGGTGAACTTGCTCCAATCGTAGCCCGCCAACACATCACGGTTCCAGAACGCTTGCGCTACATTGAGCACTTCCACGCCGTTGTTTGCTACGATTAACCGCATCGTGGTGCCATCGTTTTCCAGCCAAACACCGTCTTTATTGCTATCGTAAGGTGCCACGGCATTGCTGCTGAAATAACCCTTACGCTTCACTACTCCGGCTTGCGCGTGAAAACTGTCTGCCGTCATCTCCACCATCTGAGGCTTACCTGAGAAGTAAGGGAAATAATGGCGAGTTTGACGGATGCGGTATTGCCCTGCAGTCACTGCTAAAGCGACTTTATTGAAATCAAGGGTGCTGCTGCCGGTACCGATACTGTTCCATCTGAAGTCGTTTTCTGCCCCTAGAATCTTACCGTCAAACAAGGTATTAATCTGCGCGACCCGCTGCCGCCCGGAGGCATCAAATTGCGCAGCAGGCGGTGTAATGCTTGCAAATGCGCCATCGGCAAGGGTGACGCGCAGCGCCCTTGAGGCTGGGCCTGGACCCGCTTGAACTGTTGTCATGTTAATCTCCTAAAAATTCAATACCGCACCCAGCATGAACACGCTCCAACGCGGTTCGGCTGAGGTGACGTACAAGGTGTTAAAGCTGGGAGCGCCATGCCCGCGTACCGCCTGGGCTTGCAGTTTCAAGTGTTTGTTCAGCACATAATCGGTGTAGAGGCTAAAGGTGTGATTGGTGAATGACTCACCCCCCGAACACACCTTTAACCCGTTGCAATTGATGTCGTAAAAAGCATGGATACGCCACTTTGGCGTAGCTTGGTAACGGGCTGCCACATTCCAACTCGAAGACGTGGTACCAACATCGTACACTTTAATGACCATGAACTCCGAGGCTAGATCAAACTGATTCCCCATGTAGCGCCTACCACCCGCCAGGAGTCGAGCAAACTCCTTGCGCTCCTGGGAGATGTCCTGCTTGACGCTCATATATTGGGCATCCACACGAAAATCATCCCTTGCCCCAGAAATCCGCATCCCAGAAGAGAACCCATAAGCATGGGAAAGTTGAGCGTCAGGGTTGTGAGTCAACTCAAGGGCAAGGGCTCGATTCCTTAACCCTATTGGCGCACCTAATGCAAGGTTGTAGATGTGTTGGTGATCGTAGCCAACATGCTCACTAGAGGAGTAGAAGCTGACGCCATCAATAGACTGCGAGGTGGGCCAGACGTTGTCTCGATAGATGCTGGGTGGATACACCATAAAATCTTGTGTGTCGCGCACCACGCGATTCTCCGAGTAGAGTCCGTAGTACATCGGTAGTCGCCCTATTCGCCAACCATTTACCCCATTCCCCGCATCATAGTAACCCTCGTAAATCTCTAGCGTATTCTTATCCGTCTTCTCACCATGTGCAGCAAGGTGGAACAAACCATACGGGTTGTTCGAGTTCAAGTGGCAGCCATAAACAGTTGAACCGTCCGGTGTACTGTACTCAACCCCCTCAGTCGCGCGAAAAGTTTTAGCAAGGTAACAGTGGTGGTTGAAGGCGGCAAAACTGGGTGAAGAGACGAGCAACAACAGAATAACAAGTAGGGTTTTCATGTTAATCATCGACCACAATAATGGTGATGCCTGAAGTAGATTGGTAAACTTGCGCATTAGGTACAAAGCCAACGCTGCCCCGGTCTTTCAGAATACGGTTCACCACTTCAGTAGTGGTGTCTACGTCATGTACTGACACTCGTCCCTGCGACCGTGCAGTGGAGAGATCATCTCTGAATTTTTGTGGGCTAATGCGAAGCGTATCCCAAGCAAAGCTCGCCATCTGCGTGTCATTGCTAAGAATAACAAGGGAGACCGGCGCACCACTCGGCCAGCGTGACATCCGCCCCCGAAAGATCAAGCGCATCTTGTTCACGTCAAGAAATTCCGGGACCGCCGACCCACCGACAGGCTGAGTCACCGGCAGTAGCTCAAACCCTTCCGAAGCATAACCACTCCGCTTGGGTGTATCGGAGCGGTAATTCAGGCTAGGCGCAATCATGCGCTCGATCTGCTGTTCCGTTTCACTGACCCGACGCCGCACCTCAGTCATTTCCTCTTCTTGCTTTGCCAGGGTGTCTTCCAAGTCTGTAATATAGCCTTTCATCAAGGCTTGTACACCTGAGAATAACAGCACCACTACCGTCATCAATACGCCGCCGACATTCTTCAAGGTGCGGGCTTGCGCCTCGTAAGCCTCGATTTTGCGCTCGATGATGTCTACTTCTTTTTGCGCCTTGCCAGCGCTCTCTTTATTGGTGTGGAAACCTTCCCGGTTGCTGGTCTCTACCCGTGAAATTTCCCGCTTCAACGCCTCAAATTCAGTGTGGCGAACGATAGCATCCGACTCTACCTTGGAGACCTTAACTAATAGCTGTGTAACACTTTCCCATTTCTGTGAGACAGCGGTTTTCAGGTTCTCGACTTCTCGCGTCAGCGTGTCTACTTGGGATTGTGATACAAACATAATGGGTCCACCCTATTAGTTATTTACAGGTCGTCGTTTCTTCATAGGTAATCAACGCATTCAATTGCTCAACACATTGGTGGTGGCGGGCGTAGTTGGTGGCAAGGTTGCTGGCGAGGTCGGCAAGGTCTTCGCCGGAGAGGGTTTCTGCAAGGGGAGCGGTTCCACCAGCAGCGGTCGTATCATCAAGTTGGCTGGGGGCGGTGGCCGGAATGTCGGTCGCTGTGGAAGCGTAGGACACGAGCACCCGGAGCTTAGGATCACAAACCCCAGTAATGCGGCGAGCATAAGCACCGTGCTTGGCTGAAACAGCAGCCAATCGTGCCTGCGATTCAGCCAGTTGGAGGGCGAGCTTTTGGTTTGTCTCGACTTCATCAAAATACTGTTCAAACGCCTGCGCCTGTTCCACTTGCTGAGCTGCCGCCACTTCTGATTGATGAGCACGGTAACCCCAAGCACGAATAGCCATAACGCCCCAAGCAATAGAAAGGGCAACAGCCACACCAACGACCAAACGAAAAGCAAGAACTTGCCCAACCATCTCACCCCCTCCAAAAGACCTGAGGTCTGAACAACAGGATGTACAGAATGAGACCTGCAACGACAAGTGCGGCCACAGAAGACACTACACATACGACGACTCCAAAGATTTCCCACGCAGTCATTTGTCTCGACTCGAAGAGTAGGTTGAGGTTACGAAGCCCTGCAGTGCTGCAATCGGGGCAGTTACTGCAGCGATAATCAAGCCGACCTCAACTCCGTCTTTTGAGGTGGTTGATGCAAATTCAGTCGCCCACTGAAACGATTGGTAGGTCATCCACACCGTCACCCCGAAGGACAGGCGGCGGATAATCGACCGGTTATCTACCCAATCCCAAAAGAGATTTAGCCGATCCATCGCTGTAAGTTTAATAGGGGGCACGGTGACCTTTCTGCTTAGAATTTCAGCATCTTGTTGACGCATGGCTTCTGCCCAATCAATCTTTGCTAAATCCCTCGGATCAATGATCATGCGTAGAACGTCCGATTACCTGATTTGGGCGGTCTTGTGGTGGCGTGGAACCACGTCTTCGTTTGCGAGGGATGCTCACGATAAAGTCCATGTTTGGCGAGTATCTCATCGGTGACCCACTCGTCGATGTCCCCATCAGGGTCATAAATATCAATACCACGACCTTCCTTATGTGAACTCTTACTCGTACCCGTTGCACTGTTGGGTAAGCGAATACCGCCATCAATGCGCCCGGAGATCAGTGTGCCCGTTACCGGATTGGTTTCCAAGTCCACCTTGTAACTGCGCAAGGCGTCTTCCAACAACTTGTTGACTCGCGCAAGCAAGTCCACCGCGTTCTCCACAATCTCGCGGCTAAAGCGGTTGGGTCCACCGTGAGCCTTAAAGTAGTCGTCCAGCGTAATCATCGTTTATCCTCGGTAAATTTAGGGCACTTCTTAGCTGCCGGAAATTGGGGTTGTCCATACTCGCAAGCGGTCATGCGGTGCTCCACCATGCGCCAAACACAATTCACACACAAACTCGCCACCTGCTTAAGAGAGAACCACCCCTGGCTCTCAACATGAAAGTTCATTTTTTGTTCTGGCCCCGCGCGGTATCCGGCGCATCTGGTTTAAGATTTTGGTTCAACGCACTACCATCATTCGTTGCCCCGCCATAGAGCGCTGTACTTTCAACGCTAGAAGCCGGTGCTGCATTGGTGCGGAAACCCGTACCCGACAATTTCTCTGCACCCGCCGGCGGCAAGTGGCCGGTCAACTTGATCGAGGCCTCTTCATCTGTGATCAAGCCCAGGCTGAGTAACTCCAACGTCATCATCTGTTCCGTCTGCCTGAAGGCCGCAATCTCCGAGTCCGGGCGCAAGTCTGGCTTCGCATAGCGGAATTCCACATAGCAATCAAAGCCGCCCACCCGCACCGCCAACGTAAACAAACGAGAATAAATCTCATTCAGTTTCGTCTGAACCGCACCTTCCGCATTCTTCAGAAACAGCATCGAAGAAGTAGAAGCCACATTCGAGGTAGAGTCCTTGCCCAAGATAGAGGGCATCACCTTAGCCCCAGAGGCCAAGCGTGAGAACGCCATGCCTTCAATCGTTTCCCACTCCGCTGAGATCGACGAGTTTCCGTTACTTGCCAACTCAATCCCAATCGAATCGAAGAAGATCAACGCATCCTCAGGCTTAAGGCCGTTAATCTTGCTTTCCAGCGAGCTAATCAAGCCATTCATGTAGTTTGTAGCCACTTCCGGATCATGCTGTGCTTCCACCGGCATGTATTTGCGGAATTTCTCTTCATCAATGGTGATCACCGGGCGCGGATGCACCGCCCGCTTCATCACGCGCTGCAAGTCCGCAATGAAGTCTTCAGAGAACAAGACCGCCTTGATCGCAGGCTCCAACGGCGAGCTTGGGTACGGGTCGAGTAAGTTCTGATCCAAACTCACATAAGCAAAGGCCGGCGTGTCCAGGCTGATCTCCTCACCACCGATAATCTGGTAAGGTTGAACACCTTCTTTATCCGGGTAAAACACGATAGTTGGCACACTAATTGGCTGGATTTTGGAAGGAATCAAACCCTTGCCAAACACCAACTCCGCCGAGCACGCACCATAGAGCATGAGTTCCTTGCCCAGCGCCTCCGAGTTCGAGCGCATGGAGTTCAAGCCTGCAAACCCCAGCGAGTAATCGCCCAGATTATCGAAGCGCGTAATCAACTGCTGCACATACGCCGTCCCCTCCGGGCTCACCGTGCCATCCATGTTGCGTGCAATAGCTGTGTACTTATCTGTAATAGCCACCCTCAAATATGAGAAGACAGCATTAGATAAATCTGGTGAACTATAGGCAAGGTTCCTAAGAACCTCCTGAGTGTTTCGCCCATTCCGATAGGTATTCAAGTCCGTCGAAGCCAAGCGGCGATCCGACTTCGGCAGGGCCGAGTCCGACACGCGCGTGCTGGTCATATAAGACGGATACGAGGCCTGCTTCGGCTTCACTTTCGGCGGTGTGGGCGGAGGCAAGGTGGCTGCCGCCTGCAAGTTACCCGGCGAAAAGAACGATTTGAGAGTGTTGAAGAACGCCATAATGGGAAAGGTCCCCTTGATATTTCACGCCAGTCTATTACAAATGAGACTCTTTCGCAACAGATTAGCAGCGAAACCGCACAAAAAAATGCCCGTACACGTTAATGCACGGGCCAAAGAGGCGAAAAACCTCTACCAAGGAGAACAACGACCTAACCAGAAGCGATAATAGTCCAAATGTTGATTTATGTCAATGGTTCCTCCACCTTGAAGGTGCTAATCAGGGGCAACGGAATGCCATAGCCCGCCGCCTTGCCAAGGATGCGCGAGGCCACCAACGCATAAAGGAGTGAGTGGGCCAAGTGATCCTGGCCCGAGGTCTTCACCCACACCGACACCAACTCATTATTGCGAAACACCTTGGTGCGCTTCTGGTCCGTCAAGTGGGTCTTCCATATCCTGTCATTATCGTCCGACACCTTGTGGATTTGACCCAAGCGAACCAAGTCCATCAGCAAGTCAAACCCCCTATCCCGAGCGACGTTGACTTGGCGTACTCCGCCACGCCCTTTCTCCCCATCCTCCTCCTCTTCCTTCACCTTGAACAGCTCCACAGACTTAGACTGAACATAAACAGAGGCGTAAACATTAGGTGAGAGTTGCTGAATTCGATAGACCGTCTCCGTGTACGGGGCCGAATCAATCACCGTCATGCGTACACGATACTGTCTCGCCAACTCCTGATAGCGATCCACCAACAAGTGCATCGGAATACCCTCCGTCTTGATGATGATCAACGTGTTATCTGGTAGCACCGCCGCAATGGTTGCCCAGCAAGTGTTGCCCAAGTCAATCCCCATGACAAAGTTAAAGCTGGATGAAAAGTTTCCAATGATCGCCCGGTTAAGCTCATCCTCGCTAAGCGACGTATCTGCATCCGCAAGGGGGATGCCCAAGCGCTGGTTGTAGAAGTCAGCAGGACGTTCGTATTCCGGGTACGCCTTCACCAAGGCTGAAGTCTTGATCACCGTGGGACAATCGAAGGGAGAAATCCGATAACCCGAGTTGATAAACGCATCATCAGGGTTTTCAACCACCCAACTTCTATGCGTGTGAGTCAAGTCTGCTGCGCCTCCGCACTTCGGACACGCCACATAAGCCTCCTGCCACTTAAATTTCACATCCGCAAAATGTAATTTAGTGATCGCCTTCAAGTCATCATCGTAGCCCGGGATTTTAACGTGCTCGAAGTACTCCGGGTAAAACCATGTATTGCACTTAGAACACTTGCAAAGATTGAGCTTCCGCTTACTCTGGGCGTACATCTTGCTGATCCCATACTCCGGGATGGTTGGCGTAGAGAGTTTAACCGTGAGCTGATAAGGGGAGTGAATCAAGCGCGACTCAAACAAGGTCATCACGTCAAGACTGGAGTTATCCACCTCATCCGATACCAGCAAGTCCGCCGGAACCGAGAGTGCTTGCGAGTCTGTTTGGCAACCCTTCAAGTATAACCACGAATCGCCAAATCGCTTGATCGACGTATTATCCACATCCTTAGCCACCAACTCCGACAGATACGGAGAAGAGTCTACTATTGGCGCAATACGTGACTTCATAAAGTTTTGAGCCGCCATAGCTGAAGGTAGCGTGTAGATCGTGCTGAATCCAGGGATAAGGACAGACTTGGCTAAAGCCAAGCGTGCGCTCATCTCCGAGATCCCAATCTGAGCAGACTTTAAGATCACAATGTTCTGAGCCTGATCACTCAAAATCTCTTTTTGGTACTCATGCCCCTCAAAGCTAAAAGGTTTCCCCCTTAGTTTTGTGTGTTGCTCCAGAAAGTCCAAGATGGTAGAGGTACTATGGGCGGCAAGGCTTGATCGTAACCTTGCCACATGCCTACGAAAGGTAGGGTCTTGGCGTATTTCACTATTCTCTTGCATCAATCGCCTCGTATTCGTTAAGGAACGCTTCCGCAACATCCACTGGTAACCGCTTCATGTACTCGATCATCAAGTTCTCAATCGACTTAAAGCGCTCCGCTGTGTGGAATTCGGACTGCATCTTCGTGAGTTGACCCAGAACCGACGCAACTTGACCCGCCACCTGCGCCCGTTGATTGGCCGGCGTCTCTAAATCCTCCATCACCACCCGCTGTAACTCCTTCACGCGATGATATTGCATGACCAACTCCGTCTCTAAATTCATGCCTGAGAGCGAGGTGGACGGCAGGGTTTTATCAATCTCATGCCTCAGGTTAAGCAAAACCCCCACATCCATGTTCCTGATGATGTTAATCAAGTCCTCATGCGGGCTTCTTGAGACCGGTTTATGTATATCCGGTGAAGTCTTGCTCGTCGGGAACGGATTGGGCGGCGGCAACTTCTTCATAAACTGAGGCGCAGGCTTCGGCGGCTGCTGCGGCTCCGGCGCGTGATATTCGTATTGCGATAGATCAAGTGTCATGCAAGTTCCTTCGGTTTAACACGCAGAGCTTGAGCCTCAAAAGCAGAGACCACATCGCTCAACGCTTGGTGGTGGTAACGAGATTTTGATGTGAATTCACGGTAATTGAATCCCATCATGCGTAAATAACTGTTTATCCAGAGCTCAAGTTCGGGTTGGGTGGTTTCTTTGATTACTTGCAAGTCCCTTAACGTGATTTCACCTGATGCCAAACCCCGTAGTGCCTGTGGAACTGACGCTCGCTTAAAGGTATGAGTCTTAGCATCGGATTCCGTCTCCGTTTGCTCACGTTTTACTTCGGAGAATACCTGAACGAGTTTCTTCCGCAACCAAAAAGTCAGCAAACGCTTAGTCAAATCCGGTGATTCCTCCTGCTCTACATCAAACGCGATAGCGTAACGAAGTGACTCAGGCAGGGAGATCAGATCTTTTAGTTTGATTTCATAGGGGTTTAATAGGTCAGTCAGATACCTATAGATGGTCCGGGTGGACACTTCTGCCTGCGCAGCGGCTTGATCAAGTGGGATATTGCGGCGTATGCACGCAAGAGAGGCGTTGAGCCGGGTGGAGCGATTCTTGTTTGCGGCGGCTCTATCAAGTCGATGCTTTGGCGTCTCTAAGGCCGGCGTGACCTGATAGCGCACCAGCAAGCGGTTGACCTGCCGGTAAGAAACGCCGAGTCTTTCTGCTGCTTCATGCTTGGCTTTTGCTAAGTCTTCGTACGAGTCGAAGGACTTATCTATGGATTCAAGTGTCTGAATGAACTCCGGCGCACATTCCCCCCACCTCGTCAGCGCAATTTTCTCCCCTTTGCCAGGGTTGTCCTGTGCAAGTGCTTCCAGCGGCTTAGTGTTGCCTTTTTTAGAGGGCCAAGGCAAGGCGTTCTCCGCCATGTAGGCCAAGATGTGCAAGGGGTCGCGCCCCGTCAAGTTGGCTATTTGGACAACGTGCTCCACCGGGATTCGATCCAACTTGGCCCACATCCTGATGGTCATAGGAGACAGACCAAGAACTTCTGCAAGTCGCTTGAATGGAAATACCGTCAAGCACTGTTCCACCGGACTATGTGGGCGGACTAACTTATAAGTGCGGGGCATGGTTATTCTTCTGAGTGGGGTGGTTG